TTACTGCTTGATGCAGGGGACAGGTTCAGATTGCCACACCCACGAAAAAACGCAAACACAGGCTGGGCGTGGCTTTGCGGGTGAGTGACCACTAACTTCGAGGGTCGAGCCATGTCTTGTAATTATACAAGGACACGCAACAATCTACTCCGCGAGTAACAGATAAACTATACAAAGTCAAACACAAAGATTAGATTGTTAGGAATATCCTTATGAATCAACAACTTACGGCTGAATAATCTAAGTGATACAAATAATCTAATGACTCGTGCAAGATGGGGCTATACATTAACACCCGCACTTTACAAATTTACAGGAAATATCTCTCAGGAAAGGGTGTATAGATATATTCTGTAGATTATTTAGATTATTTAGATTGTTTACACTCTCTTATGGTATAGTTTCCAATGAAATCAACAACTTAGTGGTGTAAAGTACCGATGTATAGCAATCTAAACTATACAAAAACCATATACAAAACTTAGATTGCCCTTAGATTATAGCGATATAGCACGATATGTCATGGCTCAACCCCCCGGCGCATGGTTATATATAATATATGTAAAGTTTTAGGACAAAAAAAGACCCACTTGCGTGGGTCAGTGGTTAGAACAGTGCCATTGCAAGCCATAACAGTGCGTATAGTAACGGTGCTGCTATGATTGCGCCTAGAAAAGCCTTTGTATCGTCATCCATTTGTATCTCCTTGGTAGAGACAGGGCCTTTCGGCCCTGCCTTCCTACTTAACTTCGACCATTTTAATCAGAACCTTCTCGATTCCGTCTTCGACCAGTTCGTTCATGAACTGTACAGCGTATCTATCACGCTTGAAGTAGCGAAAGTAGATGCTATCGTTCTCTTGCCAGCGAACTTGGAACTGGTTTGGCTCTTGCCTGCGAACTTTACGCTCGCCTTTTGCTTTTGCACTCATGGATTTTCTCCTTCATTGTGCGATTAGAAAAAGAGGCAGGGAGATTTCTCTCCCTGCTTCCACTACATCACCTTAGAACAACTTGGTTTTCACCGCTGTTGCCTTAGGTGCATCTGCCGCCAAGACTTCCAGTCCTTCCAGACTGCTTGCCTTGAGGTAGATTGCTCCGCCCGCCATTGGTGGGACTGCTGTTGTAAAGGTGTTACCCTTCACAGACTGCTTGACCACCTTTGCCGTAATCCCTGAGAACGTGCCGTTCTCGTTGATACGGGTCGCTGTGATTTCAACCGTCACAGTTACGGGGGCAATCGACCGCTTAAGGGTCGGAGTGTTTGCACTCATGGTTTCCTCCTAACAAGGTTAAAGAACATCAGGTTTTCACCTGAATCGACTGCATCTGCAACCGACAAATCCAGATTACCAAACTATACAAAATTGTCAAACACAGCGTATTTACTGGGGTTTGCGTGGGCGCGTGGCGTGCGTGCTGGTTGACTGGTTGACTGGTTCGAGGGGGGCACATGGACTACGCTTCGCATAGCCCCCCCCAGTGTGGTAAACCTCTCATAACAAGACCCAAAAAAAGGAAGATGTATAGTTACGCCCCCGCCCAGTAACTTCGATAACTTGCGTTAAACTGTTTCACGTGAAACCGCTTGACAACTACGTAACCCACAACTTATATTCTCAGCATGGACACACTCCCACTACACCACGTTAAGTGGTCAGATAGGTTGGCGTTTGATATGGCTCTCATGTTGGAGGGCAGTGGCGAGACTTTGCAAGAAGTAATCACTCGGCACAAAATATCGGGCAACGATATTCTGGCTTTCAACCACGACCCCATCTTCTTAAAGAAGGTGGAGCACTACCGCAGCGAAATTCAAGAGAAGGGTTTGACGTTCAAACTCAAGGCCCGCGCCCAAGCGGAAGAACTCTTGACAACATCTTGGATGCTGATACACGACCCGTCGACATCCCCCGCAGTTAAAGCAGACCTGATTAAGTCCACAGTGAAGTGGGCAGGTCTCGAGCCGAAAGGCGACGTAGTAGCTGAGGGTGGGGCGGGCGGCGTGCGCATCACCATCAACTTAGGTGGGCAACAACATGAAGCCCAGATAATAGAAGCAGAACCAGTTGAGGTCACGGATGTCCCTACCATTGAGCATAGAGAGTCGGTTTGATGAAACCTACGAAGGATTGCGAGCAGCACGATTCCAAAGCGCCTCTGAAGCGCACAACATGGAAACGAACCTGAAGTGGCTGAACAAGTCGTTTAAGACTAAAATTGTTAAGACAAAGAAAAAGAGGGAGTACCTCGTTATGATTGTTGAATCCTATGGCACTTGACATTGACTATACACCTCCGCCTACTGGCAAGAGGTTCATGGAATCAAACGCAAAAATGCGCGTACTGCTTGGCCCTGTCGGGTCGGGTAAGTCTGTAACTTCATCGTTTGAGATTGTCAGACGGGCGTCGATGCAAGTTCCCAATAAGCAGGGGATACGTAAAACACGGGCGGCGATTGTGCGTGAGACTGCACGCCAGTTGCAGGACACGACAATCAAGACGTTCTTAGATTGGTTTCCACCGGGGCAGTGCGGCGACTACATGCGCACGACCAAGACATATTTCTTTAAAGTGGGCGACATCGAGTGCGAGATTATGTTCCGAGCACTGGACGATGCAGACGACGTTGCCAACTTGAACTCGTTGGAGTTGAGCTTTGCTTGGTTCAACGAGTGCCGAGACATCCACCCAGACATTGTTGACGCGATGTCTAAACGTATCGGGCGTTATCCGTCTTCCAAAGACGGTGGCCCGACATGGTTTGGGATGTGGGGCGACACCAACCCCCCGACGATGGACACTTGGTGGTATTACCAGATGGAAGGCTTAGACCCTAAAGATGGCGTATCTCCCAATAACAACGGCTGGGATGTCTTCAAGCAACCGTCAGGTCGCTCGACTTTTGCAGAAAACATCGAGAACCTACCCGACGGATACTACGATACACAGGGTCGGTCAGAAGAATACATCCGCGTATACATTGACGGCGAGTACGGGCTGTCCTCGGCTGGTATGCCAGTCTATAAGTATTTCAGGGCGGACTACCATATGGCTAAGCAGAAGCTACGCTATATCAATAATGGGGTTCGACCCATTGTTATCGGGATGGACTTGGGGCTTACCCCCGCTGCCGTCATTGGGCAACATGATGCTCGTGGCAGGGCGGTAATACTTGGCGAGTGTGTATCGTTTGACATGGGTATACAGCGCTTCGTACGTACGATGCTAAAGCCCATGCTATTTGAGAAGTTCCCCGGCTCTCCCGTCCTCGTAGTAGTTGACCCAGCAGGTATACAGCGGGCGCAGACTGACGAGCGCAGTGCAGTAGACATTATTAAGGCTGAGGGTTTAAGGGTAATCCCTGCCAAAACAAATAGTGTCTCGGCTCGCATCAATGCGGTCGATGAGTTCCTGATGCGTCAGGTGGACGGTGACCCGGCCTTTATTGTCAGCCCAGAATGTACGCAGCTTAAGGCGGCAATGATGGGTGGGTATCGTTACAAGCCCAAAGGCGATGGCGACATTGATAAAAATAAACATAGCCACGTTGCTGAAGCGCTACAATACCTTATGCTTCACATCACCGCAGGTGGTGAGGGGCATCTTTTAGCCCGAAGAAAGGAAGTCAAGGGGGTTTCCGCCGCTGGCTGGACATGATATACTTGCCGTACTGCTTGCAGCAGTTGTCACCCGGCGAGAATCTCCTTCACGCCCTTGTACCCCGCGAGGAAACTCCGGGGTTCTTTTTTTCTTTGACTACCTGTATACTTGTTGCTATAACCACCCTACAATATCTAGTAGGCAGGAGGCCAATATGTCACACGGTGCGATTCAGAAGAACAAGGTAGTTCCCGATAACAAACGGATGATGGGTCATGGAGACCACATGCACTCTACCAATCCTGTGATGGCTAAAGATAAGCTACATAGTTCTGCTGTCGGCTACGCTAAAGGTGGTATGGTTACTTCATGCACACATGCTGAAGGCGGCAAGCCTTACGCGATTACTTCTACTAATCCGAAGATGAACGCAAGTGCGGGGAAACTAAAATGAAACTTGGTAAGAACGCAACAAGGCCTTTTAAGATTACGTCTACTAATCCGAAGATGTCCACCTCGTCAAGAGAAAACACCATCGGCTATAGTAAGAACGAGAAGGCTACGCTGTTTAACAAAGCGCTTCACCGTGAGCCAGTAGGTATGGTTCTTCGTACACTTCGTGGTATCAACTCTCGCTAAGGGTAATTAAATGGCTGGTCTTAACTTCCTACGTGTCGTCAGTAATGCCGAACTTGCAAAGCAAGAGGAAGAATCTGCTACGGCTAAGGCATTAGCAGAGCGTCAAGCACAACCTTTGATGTTGGGTCTTGCGGCGTATCTGCGTGAGTGCTGGGATGTAGCAAAGCAAGCCAAGCGCCCTATCGAGCAGAAGATGCTCATGGCCTTACGTCAACGTAATGGTCAATACGAAGCTGACAAGTTACAACAAATTCAAGAACACGGCGGTTCACATATCTACATGATGGTGACTGAAGTAAAGTGTCGTGCAGCCGAGTCATGGTTGCGAGACATCTTGCTGGATAACGGTACTCCACCTTGGGACATTGTCCCTACTCCGATTCCTGACCTGTCTCCTAACGACACTAAGGCCATCCAAGATACTTTTGCGAATGAAGTATTGAAGATGTTGCAAGAGAGTGGTAGTGCTCCTTCTGCTGACCAGATGGCAGAGATTAAAGAGATGGTCTCCCAAGACTATCGCTTCAAAATTTTGCAAGACGCACAAAACCGTGCTGACAAGATGAAGATGAAGATTAGCGACCAGTTTGCTCAAGGCGGCTGGGCAGAATCGTTCAACGACTTCGTTACTGACTTAGTTACTTACCCTTCTGCATTTATCAAAGGCCCAATCGTACGTCGTCAACGTTCGTTAGGTTGGAAGACTGATGCAAGTGGTAAGACCATAGCTGAGCCAATTGAAAGACTCGCTCCTGAGTACGAGCGCGTTGACCCATTCCGCATCTATCCCGAGCCGGGTATCTCCCGTATCGAAGAAGGATACATTTTTGAACATCACCCGCTAACCCGTATGGACTTGGCGGATTTGATTGGTGTGCCCGGCTACGATGACGATGCTATTCGTCGCGCCCTTGAGGATGGCAACAACTCCTCATGGATTGGTCAGGACATCAAACTACTTAAAGACGAGCAAGAGCGCAAGTTCTACTCGTACATGCGCCCAACTGAAGTGTTCGATGCACTTGAGTTCTGGGGCAAAGTTTCAGGCAAGATGCTCCTTGATTGGGGTATTGATGAAGCCGGAATCGAAGACGAAGCA